AACTAAATCAACTAATCTTTTAATTATATTTTGTGATACATAATCTACATGTCTACCTCCACGAATTGTATTTATTCCATTTACAAATGAAATTTGTTCATGAATGCCTGTTTTTGATAATGTTGCTACTATTTCCCATCTATCATTACAAACTTCATAAGAAAGTGGTTGTTCTGATTTATTAATAAATAATTCAGCATATTTTTCAAAATCTTTAATCATTAATTTTTCATTATTGAAATAAACTGATACATCTTTATTTGAAGTTGCACAAGCATCAATAATTCTTCGCTTGAATAAATTATAAATATCTTCTGTAATACCATTTTTTAATCCAAATCTTTCATAATCCGGAAGAAATGTAATTTGTGTATATGGTTGTTTCTGTGAAGTTTTTATTTGTGGTTTACTTCGTTCCTTCATATTATTTGTAAAAGTTTGAGTATAACTCTTTTTTGTATAATGGTCTATAGTCTCGATTATAAATTCTTTTGAAAATATATTTGTTAATTTTGCACCAAAACCATTCTTACCACCCCAAGTTTTTTCCTGCGTTTTATCATAATTCGTAGATGTTAATAATTCTCCAAATATTAATTCTGGAATCCATATATCATTATATTCGCTATGTTTATGAATATCGATACCATTCCCATCATTAAAAATACTTATTTTACCTGTTGTTTTATCAATTGTAATTTTAATATTTTTAACATGTTTAATATTTTCCTTTTTTTCAGATTTAAGCCGCATTGAATGGTCAATTGCATTAACAACAACTTCATCAAAAATTTTTAATAAACCAGGTATATATGTAATTTCTTTTTCAACCATTTTTTTATCAGTATCATCATAAATATATGTTTTTATTTTTGTAAATTCAGTAGAACCAATATATGTATCCGGTAATGATTGAATATGTTCTAAGAGTTCATATTTTTTATATTTACCTTCGACTTTCTTATTAGAAGTCATATTTTTTATTATATAATATACTTTAATATTATATCATTTTTTTTATATAATATTAAACTAATAAAAAAATAATTTATATTTATGATCCTTCACTCAAGTCAAATAGAATATTTTTAAATAACGACGATATTGGGGTTTAAAATTATTCACCCGACCCCCTCAACATGTTGTTAACTAAATTTTATATTAACATTAAATTTATTATTTAAACCGATAACAAAATTATAGAATCTATTTGAAATTAGTGTTCCTATATAATATGAAAATATACTAATTATAATTGTTATCAAAACTAAATATAAATTATTGATTTTTATTAATTTATCATTAAATTTACAATATTTAATATATTGTAATATAATTTCATATATTATAATTTTTGTTGAAATTAAATAAATATTTCTAATACCAAATAATATTCCATAAATAAAACAAATAGTAATATGCGATATATAATAATATAAATTTGTTATTAATGTTATATCATTTATATTTTTGATAAATAAATATTTATCAAAAAAAACATTATTATATTTACATTTTACGATATATAGTATCGTTAATGATAATATAGTAAATATTATATTAATATAAGCTAATATAGTTTTAATAAACATTAATACTCTATCTCTATATATATTTTTTAATAATTTCATTAATTTCAATAGCAATCATTTGTATAGTTTTATTTTCAACATTAATGATATTAATATTTTTATTATTATAATTATTAAGCAAATTTTTAATATTTATTTCATGTAAATTATGGATTTTTTCTAAATAATCTAATTCAATATTAGCTTCACAAAGTCTATTTCTTTTTTTAACTCTATTTAAACACGAATCTGGATTGGATTCTAAATATATATATATATTTGTATCCCATAAATAATCTGTTTTTTTATGTAAATAATCGAGTATACCTAATTCATCATTTGTGATTTTATTATCATTAATTGCGTTTTTAATAAAAACATTTCTAATAAAATTCGGACTTCTTTCAACAATAATTACATTATTATCTATTTTTTTTTGTATCCAACATCTATCTAACCATATTCTTACTTGAAAATTAAATATATTACTTAATGTTGAATTTTCAGTCTGTTGTTCTTTATTATAAATTTTTACAAGATATTTATGCCAATTATCAACAGGTTCTAAATCTATTGGATATTTATAATTTTTATGTAAATAATTTAAAACACCAGTTTTACCACAACCAATATTACCATCAATTGTAATAATTACCATTTAAATAATTAACAATTTATAAAATTTATATCATTTTTTAAATTGTTAATTTATAACACCTTGATTTTTTAATAATAGTTTTCATTTTACTTAAATTCATTTTATTTTTATTATCTTGCAATTTATTTGTCAATAAATAGATATAAACTTTTATAGTATTTACTAATTCTTGTTTTAAAGATTTGTCAATTTTAATTTTATGTTCCTTAAAAATATTTGACACTATTTGTAATAATTGCTTATTAAATCCAAATTCCCCCCCCTTTTTATTACCCATACAACTCATACAACCCCCTTTACCGCCGCCTTTACCACCGCCTTTACCACCGCCTCCCGTGACGCCTAGTGCGGGTTTAGCTATGAAATTGTCAAAATCTACTAGCGATACATCAGTCCCTGCTTCGGAATTATAACTACCTGAATTATGCCCAAAATATTCAGATGGAAGTACCGAACCTCCTTTAATTTTTTTATTCAGTTTACACATATCATTGATATATTTTTTAGTTAAGATTATTGTATCGCTTGTAACTTTATTAGAATTGCAAAATACTATACTTAATATTGATGTTAAACTAACAATATTATATATCATCATATTTATTACTTTTGAATAATAATTAGTTAACAATTCTTCCTTTTTATCTATTATATTGTTAGACATTAGTAAAAATGCAGAGTATTTATTCAAATTATTATACATTTCTATCTACTTAATATAGTGAAAAAAATTATTAAAAATAAATTATAATGATATTTTAGAAATGAATACAGAAAACTCTATTAATATTATATCTAGACAATTTGAAGTAAACGATTTAACTATATTATATTTTTCAAATGACAATGTTGATTTATTACAAGAACAAATACGAAAATATATATGGTTTCATAAAGATACTTATATAGGAATACAAAGTTATGATGATTTAAAAATAATAATGAGATCTACTTTCGTATTAAATAAACATAAATTAACAGGGAGTAAAAACATAATCAAACAAGTTAAATATCTAAATAAGCTAGTAATATTAGAATGTGCTAGAATAATTATTATAAATTTAGAACAATATATAAAATATTCGAGTGATATTCGAGAAACATTAAATATACAGGGACATCCAATAAGTACATCATTAGTAGGTACAAAAACCGGTGCATGGGGAGGGGCATAATAAAAATCAATAAATCATTAAATTAAAATAATATATCTATTAATATTAATAGATAGGTAAATGAAAATAGAAACATTCAATAGTGATTGTAGTAGTACTAACGAAAGAAGAGATGATTTTAAATACGATGATAATGAATCATTTGATAGTAATATGTTACGATATCGTGGATTTTTAACAGAATTTGAACAAAAAAAATTTGATTTTACAAGACAAACTAAATATTGGTGGACATATACCACTTGTATTTTTTATGGTTTAGTTGCTATTATATTTTTATTAATAGGCGGTTTAACAACTTATGGTAATAATATATTATTTAACGAATTGTATATATTTATGATGACATATATAATAGGTACAATATTTATAATTATAATTTTAGTATACAAGGTTTATTCTTTTAATTTTCCTGAAACAAGAAAAGAAATAACATCAGATGCATTATATTGTCCTGATTATTGGGACAGTTCTTTAATAAAGCGTGGATTACGCAACCGTCTGGAGGATGGTAAACAAACACAGTTTTTTGGAAAAAAAAATACTGAAAGCGATTTTAATTTAGAATGCCAACTCAAAGAAGATGAAGGTATATACAATTCAACCTCATTACGAAGGGAATTTCCTGATAAGTACAAACTTGCACTTTGTGAGGGTGAAAATTGCGATAACAATACTAGTAAAATTTATGTAGAATTACCTCGAAACGATCCAGGTGATACAGGGTTAAGTAATGAAACGGGGGAATATGAACATTTTAGAAAAATAGCAGCATCAATGGCTGGTTATACTTATACTCTCGGGGACGGCACCACCGAGGCAACACTCGAAAAAAATAATGCAAATGCACTTAAAAACTCTTCAGGAGAGTACTTTGATGAAGCCCCATTCCTTACCATCCCATTAGTATGTGATAAAGTATACCCATTATATATGGCTAAAAAAGATTTTGAATATTCTAAAGAAAATCGGTTAACAAGTTACAATAAATTTAGATGTGCTTATTCAAAAGCATGTGGTATACCATGGACAGAAGTTGGATGTAGTTAAATCATTTCATAATCGCTTTAATTATTTTATGTGATTTATAATTTATTACTTCAAAATCTTCGTATTTTAAATTATTAACCCAATTTATTTTTTCATCGATTGTTGAATTAATATTCGGAGGTTCCTTATTTATTTCTAATTTACAATCATTCTTTATAATTTCTCTTTCGATTTGTTCTTTAACCGCTTCAGTGTGTTCTTTATAAATATGAGCATCTGTTAAAGATATTGCAATATCTTTAACATTTAAATGTAAAACTTTCGCAATAATATGCGTCAATAATCCAGTTGATGCAATATTAAATGGTAAACCTAAAAATAAATCACTGCTCCGCATTGTCATTAAACATGATAAACCATCCTTGTTTTTATAAAAATTATACATTATATGACATGGGGGTAACGCCATTTCATTTAACTGTAATGGATTCCAAGCATTTAAAATGGCTCTTCTACTGTTATTAGTTTTTAATAATTCCTCAATTACATATTTTATTTGGTCTATTCCATTGTCGTCACCATCTTTACTATATTTTTTACCATAATATCTCCACTGCCATCCATAAACAGGTCCTAATTCTCCTACTTGGTAATTTGTATATCCATTATTATCAAGATATTCTCGGGTTGAATTTCCATCCCATATATGAACATTTTTATCTTGTAAATATTTGGCATTTGTCGAACCTTTTAAAAACCAAAGTAATTCTTCAAATACACCTCTATAAAAAACTTTTTTTGTTGTAAGTAAAGGAAAATTATTAATATTAGTAAATTTTAATAAATAACCAAATTTACTAATTGTTACACCATTTCTTGTTTTTATTTCTTCACCTTCATTTAACACATTTTTTAAAAGTTCAATATAACCTTTTTCATTTTCATAATACATTATATATATATATATATCTAAATTATTTAAATAAATTTCGTAAGTTTAAATAATTTTTTTTTTCAAATTTATTTTTTTCTAAAAAATTTAAAACATCTTCTATTGAAGGTCTGATGCTAGGTTCTTTATCCCACATCTTTTGAATTAAAATAGAAAAATTATTAGAATTTAACCAATTTAATTTTTTAATATCTGGTTTTATATCTTCTTTTATAATTAATTGACACAATGCAAAATTTTCTAAATTATATTCATAGAATGGTTTCAATGCAGTACACATAAACCAAAAATTTAATGATAATGAATATATATCTATTTTTAAATCGTAATTATTACATTTATTTCTTATTTCTGGTGCCATATATCTTAAAGTTCCTGTCAGTCCACTCATGTTATAATTATCATTTTTCTTTTTCAAATGTTTTGATAAGCCAAAATCTGTTAATTTTAAATTTAAAGCATTGTCTAATAATAAATTTGAT